TCCATATCGAGGAAGAAAACGTGTTCCGTTGACGGAAGGTTCCTGCCTGGTACGATTTTGAACGTCCCAAAGTCGCTACACGATGTTCAGATAAGTGCGTTACGCTTATCCCGTCTTTCGACTGCTGCACGTTGCCGTACAGGTCAGACCATATCTTCACCCGTTTCCGGGGCTAGGCGCTTCGGCCCACTTGGGCCTACTCCCTTTCGGGATGGTCGTTACACCTTCCTCTTATGAGGCTTGGCACGGGATTGTCCACATGGGAGTTTCCCCGTTTTCACCTAGTTTGCTGCTATCTGTCTCCAGATAGTGACGCTAGTGCTTAACGTACACATCGACGGCGTTTACCGCTGTCGCCATGCCACTTCCTTTGATGTTGTTCTGAATCGTGTAACCAGGGCCAGCATTGCTGGACAGACCTGAGATCGCCTGCTTGATTGTCGCAGGGCAATAGATCATGTCCGGCTCACCACCAGCGTTGAAACAGTCGAGAATGACATTCTTGATGCCAGCTTCCGTGATGGAAGCAGTGGCGGTCGCCTCTGTCATTGTGTTTGCGCCTGTTCCCGCTGCTGCGGCTGGCGAACCCGAAGTCGGGTTCATCGAAACATAGTTGGTTGCAAGCCAGGAAGGAAGACCAGCGGTGACTCGTGCTTCCGTCGCATCGCCAGCATTTTTGGCGACGTTGTTGGCGAGCATGAACTCCCAGTCTTTCTTCATCTGCTTACCGCGCTTGGCAAGCTGATAGGCTTGATGTTTACCGTGACCAGCGTAGTTGACCGAGTCATCTGTACCGGACGTTTGAACAACATACCGCGAAATTGAGCAGTAGTTGGTCAAGCGTGTCGGCAACGCTCTCGCAGTTGCGGCTGGGGAATCGTCCCCTTCGATCTGGCGGTTTGCACTGCCAGCAGCAATCGTATCCAAATGTTACCGTGAAAGTTTTTTATCTCTCACTTCTTACGGTTGCCCGTAAGGTCAGCACATATCATCATCCCCGTAGGGAGTCCGGCGCTCTTGGGTCTTTACCGTCCGTTCTGGACTCCATGACCTGTGCGTTGAACCTTCACACCATTCCTGATGCGCTTGGCTGCTGATTGCCCCAGAGGGGTTTCCAGCAATTCACCGGATTTTCATAAGCGCATTGCTGCGCCTCAGACCAATACTATTTAGTCTGCCACTCGAAGAGAGTATTCGATCCCTTTTCCCGCGAACATCCCGAAAAAAATGGGGTGTCCATTGGAGCGATATTGTAGATGACATCGGCAAGCTGCTCACGAATCGCTACTGACGAATAAGTCAGTGAGGTATTTGAGGCAATTGCCATTTGATGTTTCTCCTACATCAAGAGATTAGATTTTCAAGAAGCATGGCCGCGTCATTGACATGGCCTGACTCCTTGAGCCGGTTTCGCATAGCAGTGCGCTTAGTACCTTTATCTGCCTTTGGATTGGCCCCTTTACCAGATCGAATGACGCGAGGCTTGTTACGGATCTTCTTGGTCTTAGGATCTGACTTTTGAAGTTCGTCGTACAGCCGAGCCTTATTCAAAACGATGAAGGAACGGTGATCGATCAGGTTTTCGATCTCCGGGTCTGAGAAGCCCTGGGACGAGGCATAAGACCGCAATTCAGTCGCAAGTTTTTGCTGCTTTTCGGGCTCACCCCACTCTGGCATTTTCTCTACCAGGGCGGCGTGTTCCGTTTTCACAGCTTCTTGCCACTGCTTTTGGGTTTCTTCCTGAGTCCTCGCCGCTACCTGCTGCTGTCGCTGCTGGACTTGGGCGATTTTTTCCTGTGCTTCCCGAAACTCCTCTTTCTTTTCAAGAAAGCCGATTGGATCTTCTGTCCGAAGACGATCCCAATCCACATTCGCAAATTGATCGAGGTTGGAGTTTTCGATTATTGATTGCAGATGTTGCGCGTATTGCTGACGCTCTGTCTGAATCTGCTGCATCTCTTGGTTGTACTGACCTTGCAGTGCCTCGATTTGCTTGCGTTCCTCAGACAGCTCCTGCGTTTTTTTCGTAAACGCAGATTGACGGGAATAGCCTTTTAAAAGTTCGTCGAGGGTTACCTCTTGTTCTTCACCGTCCACCTTGACGGCATAAAGGGGTTCCTCTTCGTCCTCTTCTTCGACTTCCTCGTCGGACTCAAATTCTTCTTCAGAATCTTCGTCCTCTGAAACCGCCTCAACAGATTCCTCTGGATCATCCGTGGATTCATCTACTTCGGTCGGGGGTGCTTCCTCGGCTGCTGGGGGTTCTTGCGAATCCAGTAATCCGAGCAATGCGTTTTGGGCCTCAGTAACAGACCCTTCTTCGGTGTTGACTGCCGGTGCTGCTCGCGTGTCGGCCATACCTTTACTCCATGAAAAAAGCCGCCCAAAGGCGGCTCACTACATCCTTGTAGTCGGGTTTCAACCCTCCCGATCAAACTCACCTGTCATCACGATAGATGTGAAGTGTTGTTTTAAATCGTTCAGGTTTCTCAAACTTAACCAGGCTTGTTCCCTGGTATTCATATCCTCGGGGTGGGAATTTTCCCAGGTGTCGAGGAATCTTTGCCGAAGGGTGTCCCATGCGTGATTAAACACGGGGTCTTCAAGTAATCGTTTCGCTTTTTCTTCCATTCAATAGATTAAGAACTTCTCCACCCGCTTCGTGCTTTTTCCTTGGCCTTTTTGGACAGGTCACCGTAATGGACAATCAATTTACTGTTAGGGCTATGGGTCGCACCTGTATGCAGTGTGCCGTTATCCATTTTGTGATATTTGCCCTTAAACTCTTTTCCTGATCCGGGAAAATAATGTTTTGCGCCCATACCCATGACTAATACTTCGGGGTTGGACGAGGGGGTTTTCCTTTTTTACGTTTCATACCTTTATCCTACGGCTACGGGCCGGTTCTGTTGTGCCTCAAGTGCAAGCTCTTGCGCTTTTAACTGAGCATCGACTTGGGCTTCTGCCGCCTCCTGTTGCATTTTCTGGGCCTTGATCTGGACTTCAGCCGCTTTTATCTCAAGCTCTTTCTGCTTGTTCGCCATCTCCATCTGGGCCATCTGTTCTTGAGGTGACGGCCCCTGCTGCTCTTGAGGTTTGGTGATGTAGTTCTGGACATCCTTAAAGCCCATGTTCTCGATCATCTTCGCGCCGAGGTTGTAGAGGTTTTCCTCGGTGACGATCGAAAGACCGCCTGACATGGCTTGAGAGGCAAAGTTCAGCATCGTAGAGATGTGGAGGAGTTGCTGGTCGCGGTTGCCGTGTCCCAATCCCACTTCCACCGTGCAGTCCATATAGTCACGCCACTGGTCCGGGCGCACTTCTACCCACTCCCCACGGAGTTTGATGTACTTTTCTTTTTCCTCGTTCTTCTGCGCGAGTTCAAAGACCTGTTTGACAAGATCCTTGACCCCGGTTTCCGCAAAGATACGGGCGATCATCTCCACACGCTGCTGTGCTGCGGTCATCACCTGTGCCACTTGTGTCGCAGAGGTGTGGGAGGTGAGCGCATTGGCATCCAAACCCTGGCTCATCTTCGTCATCCCGGAGCGTTCTTCCCGAATGGAGTCCATATAGCCGAGCATCTGGAAGGTGTAAGGCTCTAAAGGCGGGGTCGGTAGAGGCTGTACCGCGCCGGGGGCTTTTGTTCGGACAATTCCCCCTGGGCGACTGGTGAGCAAATCATCCAACGCCACCATTCCCTCCTGTACTGCGACCCTTCCAGAGTTCTGGAGGTACATATTGTCGAGCAGATTCCGCAATAGAATGGATTTCACTTCCTGAATCACCATTACCTGATCCGCAACGGACATACCGTAGAACTTGTGCGGGATGGGAATGGGACAGAGGGTGCAGAAAGGTCTGCGGTCTACCGGCTCATTCTCAAGGATCTGGTTACCGACCGTCAGGATGCGCCTGAGTTCTGCAATGCCGTCACCGTCGTAGTCGGTTCTGAGGTAACTTTCATAAACCCAACCCTCTTTCAGCGCATCTTCCGCATCGACATTCTGATCTTCCCAGATACCCGTGCGGTCAAAAGAGTGTCGTGCGGATTTCTCGTTCGACCAGGTGTAGAAATCATCTCCCTTGCCGATCTCATCCGGGTCGATCTCAAAACCCATTTCCCGGAGTTCGGTAACCGTCTTTTTTACGCGGTGACAGACGAATCGGGCATCTTCTACCGATTTCGCGTCCTTGGAGATCAAAAACTCCTCCGGTGGGACGTTTTCAATCCGTACACGGCCCCTCTGGGTGTGCCTGGTAATCACAACGTCGTGCGTAACGACAGGGATTTCGTCTTCTGTGGACTCCTGTGTGTGTTCCAGCACCTCCACGTTGTCGCTCATCAACAGTGATTCAAGCTCGGTATCGGAAAGACCCGTGTAGGTTTCACGGTCCCACTCGTCAGAATCGTCCCACCAGACCTTCACCACCCCGACTTTTGCCAACAGCGCATCGGTAAACCAGGTATTCGCCACATGGAAGAAGTCAGTCTGTCTGGACAGCACCCAATTGATGTAATCCTGCGCCTGTTCTGCGTAGGGAACGTCCTCCGGTCCTTGAGCGTGGACTTTGGCGATCTCATCCCCGGAGGCAAAGACACGCATGAGGGAGGGTTTGATCCACTCGATCGTGTCCATCACCGTAGAATCGACCACCTGGGAACGACCTTCTACCTCGTTTCCAAAAGGCTGGCCCAAGTAATACTCAAGCGCCTTCCTGCGTTGTTCTGAAAGCTCATCCCCATAGCCGAGGGCAGAGGTGACCTCGTTATCTATTCGGGCGAGGATTTCCTGGTCTGAAGGTTTTGCCATTTATTACACGATTCCTAGTTTTGGATATTTGATCTTCCCGCTCCATTCGGATTCCCCATCAGGGACTGCGAATCTGAGCGACATGACGGCATACCGGGTCGCTGCCATCAGGTCATCACGGATGGGGACAATTTTTCCTTCCTTCCGGTGATACATACGGAATTCCTCCCACCAGTCATTCAAGTGGGAGAAGACTTTTATTCGGTCCTGCTCCATTCTCTGCAGGAGATCCATAATGCCGACCTCTACAGAGTTACCCCCCTTCTTCTCTCCCAGCGCGGGAGGGTTTTCAAAATGAAAGGGAAGTAAGTTGCAGCCGTGGGTTCTGTACTGGTCTGCCAGACCGGGATTGCCCATGCTGTCCTTTCTGTTTCCATCGTGAGGCCAGGCGATCACCACATTCCCCCGTGTGTTAATCACCCCGGCATGGACATAAGGGGGTGCTTTGGACTGCCGATAGCAGTCGTACACATATACGATGTCCTCATCCCGGTCCCACGCTACCCACACTACTGCTGTAGGGTGATCCCACCCAAAATCCAGCCCTGCGATACGGGGCCATTCCTTCCTTATCGGGATGGGATCTACCAGGAGCTTGGATTCGTTCACCGGGAACACCAGACCGCTACCGATAGAGGGTCTGCCGTTCTTCCGCATCTCCCTCTCATGGGGAGAGTAGGCAGAGAGAATCTGGGCCATTATGTTCTCGTCCAGATGGCCCTTGTTCCCGTTCAGGGTTTTTATCTTTTCGGACGCATCATCCCAAGTCGCATTGTCGAGAGACTGTCCGGGCTGGAGGTTGTTCATAAACCCCGCCACTGTCTCCGTCATCCCCTGCTCCGGGGTGAAGGTCATATACACCATGCCCCTTCTGTCTAAGGTTCTTGTAACGGCCTGGGAGTAAAGCTCTCTGCTGGGTTCCTCATCCAGCCACACACAATCGACAGATCTCCCCTGCCATTTCTCCACCCCCATTTCGTAGGCTTTGAAAAAGAGAGAGGAATTACCCCCGGATTTGTGTTTTACCAGTACGACAGATTTGGCATTAGGGACACCGGG